TGTTTGCGCTATCTTGGAAATGCTCCCTGAATTCCAGTGGGTACCAGTCCAAGGTAATGTTAATACACAACCTGTAGGTGTTGGAAAGATCGGTAATCTTGGTGGTCGTTTCAACGTATATAGAGACACTCGCACAGAAGGTCAGAAGATTGGTAACAGTCTTGCGATCTCTGCAAATAATGCCCCTGAATACGCGTTGTTAGGTTATAAAGGTCCAGAGTTTTACGACACTGGTATCATCTATTGCCCTTACATTCCAGTAATGGTACAGAGAACAATTGGACCGAATGACTTCGCGCCACGTGTAGGCTTGCTTACACGTTATGGTGTCGTAGACAATATCTTCGGAGCAAATCTCTACTACCACGTTATCATTGTAGCAGGACTCGGCGAAGCGTTCACACCAGGTACTAACTCGGTGTACTTCGGCTAATCTTAATATAAGATACACACAGTTTGAGACCTGGTTCATTATGAGCCAGGTCTCATTTTGTCTAATAATTAAATGATATACAATAGGCGTAGCATAATAAACAACATACTAAACCCCATATTAAAAATATATCCATTATTGCTTCGAAGTTTTAATATGAACTGCGTTTACATCGATTAGATTAGCAGCATGCTGCTCGATTAAATCTTGACTGGAAGCTCTTACAGGGTTAATATCAATACCACCTCTACGAGCGTATAAACACATTACTAATAGTTCAGAAGGATCAAAAGCATCTTTTAATCTCTTATAGAAGCATTCACAAATCTCTTCATGAAAATGACACTCATCTCTATACGATACAACATAGTTCTTAATACTATGAGCATCGATAGCATGCTTCGATTTAATATGAATGAATACATCACCCCAGTCAGGTTGCGAAGTTACACGGCAATTACTTTTCAATAGACCTGAATAGAACCTTTGTTCTAATTCTCTATCACGACTGATACCTTGTAATAAACCAGGGTCTTCAGTATATTGAGTATATACATAATCTTTATGATCTTCAAGTAGATCTACATTTTGATAATCTTCAATATCCCATTCTCTATTAGGGCTATCAACCTTCTCATTAACATGATGACCATCTTGGAATTTAACTTGTACATCAGTACCTAACAACTCACTTAAATCTTTACTCGCTATATCTTCAAAGCGATTAACAGCCTGATCTTTATCAACAGCAATTTTAGTCATATTAAAGGAGTTAAAGTATAGCTTTATACTCTTACTCTCAACAATATACTTACTACTGCAGGGATACACACACTTTACAACACCAGTTACAGGTCGTCCATTATCTAGAAGGAATGAACATTCATATGCATTCCATGTATCTGAACCAACAAAAGGTAAGTCATCATCGAATATATTTAAATATTCTCGATTATTACTCCGAGGTTCTCTTACAAGCAAATCGGAATCATACGTACTCTTATATTGAGACGTCTGACCTAAATGCTTACTAATTCTACTATTATCTAATTCTTTATTTGCCATAATTATCTACTATATTATAAATTGTTTTCATACGATTTTCAACTGATCCACTCAATCTTATTACTTTAATATCAAAATGATTAATTGCCTCTTCAAATAGATTAATGATAATATCACGAAACTCTTTATTCGCACTTCTCTCACCATCATCTACTAAGGGTATATCAGGTTCTGTATAAAGTATAATATAACAGTACTAATGAGTTTCTTAAAGAGATATTAAGCATAATTATATATCTCAATAGGTATTTTTTTCGTTTGATATTGATACATTGTATATATTAAACCATCTAAAATACATCTATCTAATACTACATTTTTACCCTTAAAATCTAAATAGTTATACAAATGACTATTAACCGTTAGTAATTGAGTAAATTCATCACCATCTTCATTAATATCTAGTTTATATTTCTTTTTTAAACTTCTAGTTATTTCCGGTACAAAATTAAACTTACGAAACCTTTCATCAGTTTGCATTTTTGTAAGTAAAGTAGATTTACCTGTACTCTGAGCTCCTGTAAAACTAATAACCATGACCAATTATATCTTTAAAGCAATTAACGTTATATTTTATATCTTCCATTTGTGTATCTGTAACCTCATGATCAATTAAATCAGCTAGCATAATTGAAGGCTTCTCATTTAAACCTAGATTACCAGTATATCTAAGTTCCTTAATACCAGCTACTACTGGATTAGAAGTATCTACTGATCTAATTGACTTATCACCTAAATAGTTTTTAAATTCTTTTGCTAACGAACAACCCAATAAATGGTGAGGCTTCTGATAATTCCAAATACCATCTTTCTTTAATTCTCTATTAATCTACGACGACCATCACACCATCTTTCTAGTTTAGATTTACCCTTACCAGTTACAATATAATAGCTAAAGTCGAAACTAATTGCAATATAGTCTGCATTTTCCGACATATAGTTATAACAATCTACAATTTCATCATACGTCTTTCCTTGTATAGCTCCTATCTTCAAGCCTTGCAGTTTTGTATATTTTGTAGTAAATTCATGAAAACTTTTAATAGTAGCATAACCATCTTCAAGTACATCAGGTACAATATAGTAGGATGGTTTTAATTCTTTAACATATTTAGCAAACTTACCCGGATCAAATGATTCTCCAAGTTCAAAAATACTATTATCTAAAAGAACTTCTCTACCTAGTTTAACACTATTTTTAAAATAGTCATAATATTGAGGATGGGTTTCAAATAAATGCACTAATGCATAATCATAATCGTTATATGATTGAGATTTATATAAAATACTAATCGGGCTTTCATGTGATACTAACATACATTAATTATATAGACAGAAATAGGTATATCAAGTAAATATATATATGGCGTTTGGACTTAATATAGATTTTTCCGGTGTAATAGGAAATCTTACTAATAATTTAAAAACTATAGCTGCTTCTAAAATACAAAATCTTAGCAGTACGGTTAGGACTAATTTAATTAATACAGCTACAAGTAGTTTACTTAGTAATTTACAAAGTGTGATAGGAACAAGTTTAAATCTTAACCTTTCGAAATTAACTAGTGGTATTAATTTTGCAAACGGTTTGAAAGGTTTACCATTTCCTTCTTTAAGTAGTTTAAATTTAAATGCTATATATGGTCTAATCGATAATAATATAGGTGCTAATTTAAATAAATTTGCTAAAAGTATTACTACAAGGTTTAAAAATCTAAGTTTAGATGATATTTCATTAGGAGATAAATTAAATGCTTCTATAGATAATTTATCAGATAATATAAGTAATGAAATTGAAGCTGGTATTATAGTTGGTAAAAGTTCTATTGATATACTAGGAAATGTAAATAAACTTTCAAATACCCAAATACGAGATTTTACATTTAGTCCTGATAAACAATTAGCATTTGTTAATAATTTAGCACAACAACAAAAAGATAAAATTTTCAATTTATCGTTTAATGGTATTTCTGAAACTTCAATATTTGATAATCAGATATCTAATATATCTCTAAACAGTACTGGTAGTTTTATTAAAACAACTAATCCTGATTTTTCATTCTTTGATGTAAAAACCATAGACGAAGCTACTATTTCAAGAAATGTTGTATCAAAACAACAATCACAAATAGCAAATATCACTAAGTTAAGAATCCATTAGCAAGAAAAATTGATTTAATAAACAGATATAATAAAGAAGAAGAAACTTTAAATTATATGAAAACCTTGAATGATGATTTTAACCTTACGTAACATTGTATTGTTTAATTTTTAATTTAAATATAAAGATATAATGGAAAAAGAATTTAATAGTATATATTTGGGCATAGTAGTTAAAATAACGACCCTCAAAAAAGAGGTAGGGTAAAAGTGTTTATACCTCATTTGTCTCCTACAGTATATGAAAATTGGGTCGGCGATAATCAAGATAAGTTCTTTAGATCTATCGACGGTGAACTTGAACCGATCATGGCAAAGTTAAAAACTATATTGCCTTGGGCTGAAGTTAGTTGTCCGTTAACGAGTGAGAATACTTCTAAACGGTATAATAATTATACTAATAAAGCAACAGTTTCAGATACTAATTCATATGGTAATTTAAGTGCAGATAGTTCAGCTTCAACAGGAGAAATATACGATCAAAGTATGTTTAGATTAAGTGATGCTTTTAGCGATAATAGTAACAATGTAAATAATATAAACCCTTATTCTTTTAATTATAAGCCTAATACATACTCTAATAAAGCAAAAGGTTCGTTCGGTATACCTAGCGTAGGCTCTCACGTTTATGTATTTTTTAGAGAAGGTAATACACAGTTTCCTGTTATTATAGGTACATCTTTCGGTAAGGATGACTGGCAAGGTATTTATGATAATGAAGTAGATTACCCAGGTAAATATGAAAATTACGATAGTAGTTCGACTGAAGAGGATTATAACGTAAAAACATATAGGAATAAGTATGTCTTAAATCAGAAAGGGGGTACTTTTGAAATAAACAATACCGATCATAATTAAAAAATTAAATTAACCCACTATTCAGGTTCATTTAAAGAGTTTAATAATAATACGAATTCAGAACTAGCAACTAAAAATAATCAAAAATTGGTAATTAATGATGAATTTAATACAGTAAAGGGATTTAAAAATGAATTTACCGGTAAAAATTATGATGAGATAGTTTTACGTGATAAGTATAAAAAAATTGGCAATTTGAACGATACATTCTTTGATGAATGGAAGCTAGCTTTTGGTACAGTTCAAGATAAAAAACAATTGTTTGATATAAAAAGAGCAGGTAATAATAATATTACTTCAAATGGTGATGTTATACTAAGACTTAATAGTATTGAACAAACAAGAGCTGGTACATTTGCTAGTTTCCCAGTAACGGCTTCTAAAGAATATTTAGCTTTAAACAATATAAATACATTTCTTGGTTCCGGTTTTCCAGAATTAAATATATCAGGAACTTTTAACGGTGGTCAAGCTCCTTATTATGATAATAACCTTAAAGTATTAGCAACGGGTACCAACCCTAAACCATCACCCAGTTCAAATATAGGTACTACAAAAGAAAATTGGCCTAGTGAATCAGGTAATACTTTCAGTAATGGTATTGGTAAAAGTCCATCTACTCAAGACGGTGATTGGGACCCCGAAGATAAAAATTTAAGTACAGAAATATTAAATATTCAAGCTGATCTAATGATTAAAGAAAGAGATTTCGGTCTCGGCGGAAGTGAAATTATTGAGATTAGTAAAAATAAATTAGAAAATATTGGTACTGTAATGAATGATTACGGTAGTATTAGATTTGACCCTATTGGTAAGTTAGTAAATAATGAAGTATTAGTCGGTAGTAAAAGTACATATACAAATAGTCATTCAGGTCCTTTGTTAGAATACGTTGATGTTCAGGATTTACCAGGAGGAACATATAATTTAAACGTTAATAATAGATATAATGTAATGGTCGGAGCTGGTGGTATTAATTTAAAGTCATACGGACCGACAAATATATCAGGCTAATAACTAATATAGCTGGTCAACAAGTTAATATTGGTTCTGAAAATGAAATTAATTTAGATGCTAAAGTTATTAATATAAGTGCAGAAATTTTAAAATTACGTAATAAAAGACAAAGGCAGGTTTTAATAGATAGTAGTCTTGGTGTAAATAAAAACGTAGTTATTGGCGGTGGTTTATCGGTAGAAGGGGAAACTTATCTACAACATGTAACTGCACCAGCAGAAACACAGGTAACTAATACTACGCAAGTATTAGGTCAAACCGTGCAAGGAGCTGTTATTGGTTTTGTAGACTATTTTTGGACAGATGGACCTGGTTCAGCTACAGTGCCAGTGTACGGTGGTACACAAACCGGTACACCGATAGCTGATACAATTGCAACTTACCCACATACCCATACATTTAATAATCTACCTTTAACTTTAACTGATGGTAATGAAAGTGTACGTAATTAAGCTAAAAATAGTGGTATTAATAGTGAGCAAAGAGTTACTGCTACCCCGCAATTTAATACTCAAAAAAGTGGTATAACTATTAACGAGACATATGCTAAAACATTGTCAAGTGGTGCCGCAGTTGGTACCGGTAGTGGTAACGAAACATACACAGGAAATACTTCAGCTAATTATGATGGAGGGTTTAGTTAATTTGATAGTTATTAACCTGTATTAAATATTATAGTATGATAAAATTCACAGAGTATATTGTTAATAATAGTATAACTAATACTTTATCTGACGATAAGTTTGATGTCGGTAGTCCATTCAACTTTATTGAATATTTAAATTATGTTAAGATTATAGATACTAACGATTTAGAAAATTTTAATCAATATAAAAAATATTTAGAAAAGTGGAAAGAGACTGATTTTTCGAACAATAAGGATAATGCTATAAATATAAGATCAATTTATTTAAATTTTTTCAATGATTTAACTTTAAAATATTCTACACAAGAACAAAGAAGATTTTTTAATACTATTGATTTTTACGATCAAGATGCATTAACTAAAATTATACCTTTCTATAGATCAAAGATAGTCGAAATTTTAAATTATTACAGAGGTAAGAGAAATACATTTCAAAGAGAGTTAAGAGAAAAACAAGGCAAAGGTAGTAATTTAAGTGTTAAAGATCAAATTAGAAATAATATTGCTAATTTCTTTACCAGTCCAGACTACACCGGTAATATTGTTTCATTATCATCTTTAAGAATTGATGTTGAATTAGGTTACGATACATTTAATAATTATTTTGATGTAAACCCGTTATCAATTGATGCAAATGAAACGTATATTACCAATGATATTAATGTAAATTCATTTATAGATATTGATCAAGCATTGGTAGAGGTTTTAAATAGTAACAATATCACTTTAAGTGAATTAAATCCTTATAACTTATTAATAGAGTTTAATGAAGTTAATACAAGTATATTGCGTAGAGATGATTTTATTGATTATAAAATTACCAATAATACAGATACTTATAGAGTACTTTTTGAAGCTGAATTATCCGAACACTTAGTAGGAACTGATTATTATTATTTGAGTAATACTGGTACTGAATATGTATCTGGTAAATTATTTGAAGCAAAAAATAAAGCAAAAAATTTATTTAATATAAACTTTCCTTCAGTAATGGCCAAAGAAACTCTACCGGGTGGGTTTTAAAGAGATATTGGTTTATTTTTTAACCCTACTAAGTTTTCTATTTTAAAAGTAGATGGAGAGTTTATAAGAAAAATAAAATCAAAATTAATTGATAATTACGTATATGTTTTCCCAGATCCAAATCAATACGGTGACATTATAAACTTAAGTAATACTAAAAGAGAAAATCCTTTTAATTTTTATTTTGATCAAAGCAGTTATAAAAATATTTCATCATCATCTTCTCGTAATACAGTTAAAGCTAATGAAAGAAATCATTATTTTCATTCATATCAATCTCTTGAAAATAAAAGAATAAATATTACGAATGATGGTAAATTTTCTAATTCAATTACTGATTTAGTTAATTACGGTTCAGTTGATAAAATTGAAACTGATATTTATGGTAATGAATATATTCAAATTATACCTAATAGAGGGGTAATAAGAAATACGTCTGATATCGATATCATACAAGATGCTACTTTCGAATCTGGTAATACAATTGATGTATCAGAAAATAGATATGGTGTAGTTGAAAAGCTATCTGGTTTCAGCGATAAAATAAATAGTTTTAAGTCTGTATACATAAAAGACGTAATTACAAAAACGTTAAAACCACTATCTAGTTCTAATTTTAATACTATATATAATAAATTTATTTTTAATAGTACATTATATAACCAAATTACTAGTTCTGATATTTACGATATTAACGTATATGAAGATACTTTTAGTTTAGATTTAAGTTCTTTTTCAATCATAGATGCTTTTAGATATGATGGCAATTACATTGAACAGGTAAATTCTCCTTTAATAATTGAAAGAGACTCAACACGACCATGGGCAAGTCGTTTTGCATTTATTACAAAAGATTGTTATAATAACGGTTCTATATATAAATTTAATATAAGTTTATCCGCTCAAGCCCCCGTTGCCGGTGGTTCAAATACATTTCGTTATGAATTGTATAAGTTTGATACCCAAAAGAAAATTATAGATGAGATAAGTACTAGAAATACAGAAACATCTACTTACTTTTTGAATACATTTAATTTTGATTCACCTGATGGTAATGTAACAATTGATAAACTAGTTAACAGCGATTTAAAATATAACAGTTATGATAATTCTTATATATTAACGTCAACTTTCTTAAATCAAAACGAGTCAATAATATTACATTATTTTAATTATAAAATCGTTAATAATAAAATTTCTATTATTACTAACGATCTTTTTACTAATTTTAATAACTCAGCTATCACGAGTACAAGAAATGCAGTCTCCGCGGTAGCTCAATTATCAAGTACGTTTAATTTTTTACCGGGTCCAGGTAATCTAACTTTACCATCTTTATCCTTTCCGGTGGATGATTTTTCAAGAACAGTTACTTTTGCATACTCAGGTACAACTGATATAAATTTTGATTTACAAAACGTAACACAATTATCGGGTAGTATTAGTTTATATAAAGCGGAAATAGATTACGGTGATAACAATAGCGATATTTTATATTCAAAATATCAATTAGCTGATAATACACTTAAGTTAGATAATTTTAAACATACTTATACATCTTTTAATGATACTATATCATCGACAGGTTCTATAAAATTGTATTATGAACATGCAGGAATTACTACTATTAATTTAGTAGCTATTAAATTAATTTCTGACCTAACACCATTAGGGTTAAAAGCTATAAACGGACAAAAAACTAACAATGGTAAGTTTGTATTTAATTTAATAGATAAAAATAATACTTTATATAATTTTATCAGTACATAATAACTTCTACTAAATACTTATATGCCTATAAAACTAAATATTTTAGAACCTGTAAGGGAAAAAACTAATGATGTTATCTATAGAGATCTTAATTTAAATGTAAACGTAGGTATAGTTAAAGGAAATGAATTACATAGTCCTGAAAATTTAAAAGATTTAAATACTTAAGTTAATTTTGAAGCTATTAGAAACTCATTAATTAACTTAATAACCACCTTTCCAGGTCAAAAAATATTAAACCCTGAGTTTGGTATGAATTTTGGTGATCTTTTATTCTTACCGGTGTCGAAAGCTAGAGCTACAGTTATAGGTGAAACTATAAATAATACTTTTGTTGGTTTTGAACCTAGAATTCAAGTAATTGAAATAGAAGTTATAGCAGATATCGGAACAGGGGAATATGAATTAAACATAACAATTAATATACCCGAATTTAACAATAACCCACTTAATATAAAAGGCAGATTAAACAAATCTGGTTTCTATAGTTATTAATTAAATATATTTATGGCGAAGGAAAATTTAACTGATTTTAGTTTATCAAGAAATAGTTATACTGCTTTTGATGCAAAATCACTAAAAGAACTTATTCAAACAAGATTGAATGAAGGTAATGTATATACTGACCAGTCTTTTGAAGGTAGTAATATGTCATCTATTATTGATGTAATTGCATACAGTTACCATTTACTTTTATTTTATCTCAATCAAACATCTGCTGAATCGATGTTTACCGATACTAACATATATGAAAATATGAATAGAATCGTTAAATTAATTGATTATAAACCTAAAGGTTACCAGACTTCGTTACTTTCATTTAATTTAGAAGCGAGTAGTTTGTTACCGGTGGATGCGTATACGATTAAAAGATATAGTTATTTCGTTGTAGGTGGTGTATATTATTCATTTATTAATGATAGTACTTTTAATAAAACTGTAATAGGTAATCAAAATTTAAAGAATTTTTCTAGTGAAAATATTTTAAGAGAAGGACAATATTTTGAATTCCCTCAGATAACAGCATTAGGGGAAGATTTTGAATCTGTAATATTAGCTGTTAAGAGTAAAGATGATAACTTAAAAATTAATGTAGATAGTAGTTCGATTAGTATTTACGTGCAAGATGCTGATACTAAGAAAATAATTGAATTTACTGAAACAACTAGTTTATTTTTAGAAAATTCTGACTCAACTGTATTTGAAAAGAGATTAAATGAAAATGGTCTTTATGAATTTAAATTTGGTAACGGGGTTTTTGGTAAAAAACTTAACGTAGGGGATAACGTTCTTATATATTATATCCAAAGTTCAGGGGAAGCAGGTGTAATATCACCAGGAGTATTGGATGGTAATAACTTAAATTTGTTTGTAACTCCTAGATTTAATCAAATTAGTCAAGATATTTACAACAATACATTTAATTTTATAACTACTCAGCAGCTACAATATTTAAATTTTTCAAATAGTCTTCAATCAACTACACCAGTAGAAAAGGAAGATACTGAAAGTATTAGAAATAATGCAGCTAAAAACTTTCAATTACAGAATAGAGTCGTGACAATAAAAGATTATAATGACTTTTTATTAACTAATTTTTCACAAGTTTTAAAATCATTTAACGTTGTTAATAACGATGACTATGTTGATCAATATTTAAATTATTTTTTAAATATCGGGTTAAATAAACCTAATGATGATAGTAGAGTTTTATTTAACCAGATTAATTTTAATTCAATTAATCAAATAAATAATATTTACTTATTTTTAGTCTCTAAATTTAATAATGTAGATGAAAATGATAATCTTAATTTTGTTTCAACTTCACAAAAGTCTTCAATTATAAATTCATTTAAAGAGCAACAACAAGCTAATATTAATATAGTACCTGTTGA